CCTTACGAAGCTGGTAGTCGTACATTTAGATGGTTCCAAATAAAATTTATCGTAAACAACTCAAAACCAGATGAATTAGACTTTACAATAGATAAGTTTAGATATACTATAGAAAAAGAGCAAACCATTTTTGAAGATACGGTTACTTATAATGCTAATCCGACTACAGTTGACTATTCAAGTATAAACTTTAGAAATAGACCTGTAATCAACTTACAACCTATCGACACCGCAACAGCTCAAACTGCTGTGGTAACTACAGGATCAAACACAAGCGTATCTTTCAGATTATATGATTTAGAGGCTGGAACTAATGCTCCAACAGATCAAAGCATACAAGTTCAAGTAACAGCTACAGGGGTATAAAAGTGTCTTTAACCAATTCAAATACATACATCGAACCAACGGCAGGAACCTCTATCAACACAGGTAGAATTCAGCAAAATAACTCGTTACGCTCACTGTTAACAAACTTCAGATCATCTTCAGCTCCTGCACTCACAAACATAACAGCAAGTGGAGCAAATATAGATGAGCAAGATGGTATGTTATTTAGAATGGCCAATAATAACGTATCCGCTCTATATATTTCTGACTCTGTACATAAAAAGACATCTCCCGTTGGTGGTAATTTTACTAGAGTAGGCATTGGGCACAGAGTTGAAGAAGGTATTGTATCTTTAGCTGCTAATATCACACACTATGAAATTGGGGAGTTAGTAGCAACTCCATCAGCTGCAGGTGCATTATCATCTAACGCAAGACTTTATATGATAACCAGTAACTCTGCTACTATGGCTAGTGTTAAAGATGTCGGTATTCCTCCAACTAATGGTTCTGTTACCAATACTATGTTGGCAACTAATTCTATAACAGCTGATAGAATTAAAGACGGTAACGTAACTTTAGTAAAAACAGACTTTACAACAGGTACAGGAGATGGTGGTGTAGGATCTACTGCAACTCTAAAAATATCTTCAACTTCTGGTGCTGATACTTCGATTGGGTTAAGTACTCGTAATACTTCAGCAAACGTAGCAATCGTACACGTTGACGGAGGCACAGGAGTTTTATCAGGTCTTAAAGTAATTAATCAATCATCTAATTATGTTCCTGTTACCTCTAATTTAGCACTCCAATCTGCTATACAAGGCGGTACCACCGAACCAGTGCCTATCGTGCCTGCTGGGTCTATAATAGCTTGGAGTGGTTCTTCAGCTCCTTCTGGTTGGGTGTTATGTGACGGCACTGCTATATCAAGAACTACTTATGCAGCTTTATTTGCTATTGCAGGTACTGCTTATGGCATAGGTGATGGTGCAACTACTTTTAATGTGCCTGATTTACAAGATAGATTACCTTTAGGTAAAGGTACTAATAATGGCACACTCGGTACTCAAACAAGTTCTATGAGTGCTTCTTCTACAATTACAACAACTTCAGGAGGTTCAGGCGGTTTAACTCTTAGCTCAGACACAGTTAATGATACTCTTCCTTCTGGCACAAAAGACGTAGCTCAAATTTCATATTTGACTAATGTTACTCAGGCAGGACATACCCACTCAGCAACGATTCCGACCTCTGTAGTAAACTATATAATTAAAACGTAAAGGATATAAAATGGAATATTTTAAATTTCACATTGATGAGGATGACGCAAAAACAGTTTACTGTGCGTTTCGTGACTTATCAAAAGGTAAATCTTCTCCTCTATTAGTTCGCTCTTTTCCTTTAGATATTATCAGCGAGAGAGAACCAAAATTTTTAGAAATGGTCAAAGAAGATATAACTGATGTATACTATGAAGAATTTAATGAAGATGTTAGAGCTTCTGAGGTAAAATGGTTTTTAGGAACAGTGGAGGCTATTAATCCTGAAGATGTAGACTGGATTAAAACTTTTGTAAAATTAGCGTGCATAGAAGAGTCATTTGATGATTTAATTGCACCTCCTTCAGTAGATCAACAAGTAGAAGACTTTATCAAAGAGTTCTTTGAAGATGATGATTTAGAAAATTTAGATAATGAAAAGCCTCTTGATCAAAAAGACTTTTTGGCAGAATTTTTCGCAGAGCTTGAAGAAGACTCTGAATAAGGATAGTTAAATGGCATTAACTCGTATTACCACTGGCTCAATTAGCTCTAATACAATTACAGCTGAAAAGATGCAAAATGCGTCTATTCAAGCTCGTCATTTCCAGACTGGTACAATTACTCTTGACTTAATAGATGCAAATGCTAACTCTGCTGCTGCAGAGATCAGAGTTAATGCTAACCTTGACATAGTACAAGATAATGTTAATCTAAATACAGACTCTATCAATATTGTTCAATCTAATCTTAATGCTACTCAAGCAAACGTTGAATTAGTAAGTGCTAATCACATTGCTTTTGCTACCTACGCTAATACAAATCTAGATACTAAAGCTAATGTTTCAGCAACCTATATTCAACTCAATTCTAACTTAAACGCAACTTCAACAAACGTTGGAGCAGTAATCGCAAATGCTACTGCTTTCGGGACATATGCAAATACAACTTTAGACACAAAAGCTAATGTATCAGCTACTTACTTTTTAGCTCTTGCTAATGACTTTGCTACTCATACAGAGTTAAATGCTAATATCGACGTCGTACAAGACAATGTTGCATCAATTCTTGATGGCACTTCTCAGTTTACCGGTCCCGTCACTATGCAGGATGCTCTCACAGTTCAAGGTAACCTAATTGTTGTGGGTGCTCAAGTTGACCTTGGGGTTAGTTCAGCTCAGATTACTGATGCTACACTACTGCTTGCAGCTAATACCCCAGCAGATGAAGGGTTACCAGCAGATTCTGGTATTCTAATCAATCGTGGTGCAAACGATAATGTATTCTTTGGATTTGCATCTTATGCCGACCATATTGATTTTATCTTTACTGAAGCACCAGCTGATAATGTTCAACACTTTCCAACAGCCTATATTGATGTTCATGCTAACTCTTTAGGTGCAGAAGGCATTCACGATGCAACCTTTACAGCATTTCACCATGCAGATCATCCAACAACAGGTATTTGGTTTCCAGCTGGTGAAGGAACTATTGAGTTTGCAGGACTTGGCTCTCTTGTAGCGAATATCACAGCTACAGGTAATATGTTCTTTACTACAGGCGGTATCATTCATGGTCCTTCTGCTGCTAACACTTTAGACTTAGATGATGATGAGCTCGGTGATAGACAAAACTCAATTACTCTTCGTTCCCTACAGTCTGTGGGCATCTTTTTAGACTCAAACGATTCTGAAACAGGTAACTTTTTAAATATCTATGATGGAACTGATGATCCTAATTCAGTAGGTATAGATGATGGCATCTTCTCAGTTCGTGATACAGGTGAAGTATTTATTACTGATGATATCAGTGTGCAGGGTAATGCTAACATTACATTAGATGCTGTAGTTTCAAATGCAGTGATTGGTACTAGAGTATTTGAAGGCACTGTAGGACTTCAGGCTAATGATAGTGCTACTTATTTTGCCGCATATGCGAACGATTATGCTACTTACACTTTGTTAAATGCAAATCTAGATGTAATTACTGATAATCTTGTAACAGCCCAAACTGTGGCACATGCTAATGACTTTGTAACCTACACCCGACTAAATGCAAATGTTAATGCAGTTCAATCAAATCTGAGCACAGCGCATACAGACCTTTCTTCTAATATTGACGCAGTTCAAGATAATGTAACTGCTATTACAGGTGGTGGTACCTTCCTGTCACCTTTTATGAATGTAAATGCAGCTACTGGAACTTCAAATGTGTTCTTTGTTGGTCGAAATATTGCAGCAGAAGCAAACGTTGTTATTGTATCATTAGATGGTGTTTCTCAGCCTAATACTGAATATGAAGTGAATGCTTCAAATGATACTGTTCAATTCACAGATGCCACAATCCCCTCTGGTACAATCGTTCAAATCTTCTCAATGAGTTAATGGATAAAATAAAACAGCTTACAACAGAACTAACATTTAGATGTAATGCTAAATGTCCTGCGTGTCATCGTTGGAAACCTCTTCGAGTTAATCTAAATGATGCGCAGTATACTATATCTTTAGAACGATTTCAGCAACTGTTCAATCCAGAGCTTCTCCAAAACTTAGAATGGTTGGTTCTTAATGGAAATTTTGGTGATTCTATTATGAACAAGCAGTTTCGTGAGATCATCTCATACGTAAAGTCTCAAGGAACTCGTCTATTGATACATACTAATGGTGGAATTCACGATCATTCATATTGGACTGACGTAGGCAATATCTTAACTGAGCATGATATAATTAATTTTGACTTAGATGGTTTGTGGGATACTCATCATATATATCGAATCAACACTGATTTTGATAAAGTTCTTTTAAATGCTCAGTCTGTTATCGCTACAAACCGAGCTCAAGTTCATTGGAAGTATATTGTCTTTGAACATAATAAGCATCAAGTAGATAGGGCTCGTGAGATAGCAAAACAATCAGGATTTACAACATTTTCAACAGTAAAAACATCTCGTGATGTGTTTGCTCCTAAGACAGGGCAGTTTGTTCACTCAAAAAAGACGCAGGAGTATCAACAGGCAGAAAAGAAGATTCACTGTGTTTGGGATGATTGGGGTAAGTGGTACGTTTCTCCTGAAGGATTAGTGTTTAGGTGTTGTTGGACAGGTGGTCATTATTATGATCAACAGAATGATAAATTTTACTATCCTCCTCAGTTTGAACGAATGTTTAATGGTTTTGAAGTTCCCATCCAAAAAATAATATCGTACAATTATTGGACAAAGTTACAACAATTTCTGCAAGGCTATGAACGTTCATTTAAACTATGTAAATCTCAGTGTGGTAAAATTGTGTCATCCATTGAGAAAACTGAAGAAAATCTAAAAACTGGTGAAAGAGCTAAAGTAGATGCTATGAATCAGTGGGGAAAC